GCTCTGCAAAGACCTGCTTGCCGAGATTCTGCGCCACGCTGACGGCGTGATCTACGCCGATCCGGTCACCGGCCTCTACACGATGACGCTGGCCCGCGAGTTCTCGCAGGCCGAGAAGGACGACTTGCTGGTTATCGACGACAGCTCGATCCTCGAAGACAGCTTCGATTTCTCGCGCACGTCCTGGGAGATGACGAAGAACACGATCATCGTCGAGTACACCGACCGGACCTCGTTTGAAACGAAGCCGGTGCAGTACCAAGACCTCGCCAACATCGACGTGCGCGGCGGCATGATCGACGCCGAGACTTTCAGCTACCTCGGCTTCAGCAACGACGTGGCCGCGATGAACACCGCTGCCCGCGTGTCGAAGATGAAGGCGTCGCCGCTGGTCTCGGCGAAAATGTCGCTGAAGCGCATCGGCTACCGGCTGCGTCCCGGCAGCGGCTTCTGGCTTCGCAAGCCGGATCGAGGTCTGGCGAATGTGCTCATGCGCGTGATCGAAATCAGCTACGGCACCCTGGACGATCCGGCGATCAAGATCACCGCGATGGAGGACATTTTCGAGGTCAACGCCGTGGCGTACGTGCCGCCGGGTCCGGGCGATTGGGTGCCGCCGGTTACCGCGCTCGCACCGTTCGCCGCGCAACGCGTGATCGAAGCCCCGGCGTTCGGCGCTGACGACATGAGCCGTCGCTTTCTCATCACGATGGGAGTGCCCGCGAGCAACGGCGTTATCGGCTACGACGTGTGGAGCGACCCCAGCGGCGCGAGCAACTACCAGATCACGAACGTGGTCGAGGGCTACACGCCGTCTGCTGTGCTCTCGGCCGGTCTGTCGCGCACTGGCCCGGAAGTCGACAACGCAGGCTTCACCGTGTCGTCGCCGGTAGGTCTCACCGGACTGGACCCGGGAACCGATGGATCGCGCGAGGCGGGTGAGAACCTGCTGCTGATCGGCAACGAACTCATGGCATGGAAGAACATCGTCGATAACGGCAATGGCACGTTCACCGTCACGGGCGTGTACCGCGCTGTGCTCGACACCATCGCGCAGGATCACGCGACCGGCGCGCGTGTGTTCTTCCTGTCTGAAGGCGCAGGCACGACCAATGTCGACGGCTACTCCGGCAACGTCACCGTCAACACGAAGCTGGCTCCGAAGAACGTGGCGCAGTCACTCGACATCAACCTCGCTGCGGCGGTCACGGTCACGACCAATTCGCGCTCGCTGCGGCCGCTGCCGCCGGGCCGCATCCGGGTCAATTCCGCGCCAGTCGACGCAGGTGCGGCCTTCACGGGCGACATGATCCTGACCTGGGCGCACCGCAATCGCCTGGACGGGACCATCGCCTCCCAGGCCGATCCGGCACGCACGCCCGAGGAAGGAACGACCTACAACATCCGGGTCTACACCAGCTCGAACGCCCTACTGGCACAAGCCCTGGCAGTGTCGGACGCAGCTACCGCCGCGACCATCCGCCTCGCAGTAGCAGGAGACATGCGCGTCGAGATTGAGTCGGTTCGGGAGGGCCTGGCCTCTTGGTCGAAGCAGACGGTCTACTTCAGCTACACTCCGGCCAGCGGCACGACCACCAACACCATCGCGGTCGACGAGCCGGAGTACGTTCTTGACGGAGGCGGCGCGTAATGGCCCAGGTAGTTGTTGCCCAACGCATGTGGCAGCGCCGCGACACTGCGGCGAACTGGCAGTCGAAGAACCCGGTCCTCGCGGCCGGGGAAATCGGCGTGCAGCTCGGCGCGAACTCGGACGAGACCAAGTTCAAGATCGGCGACGGCACGACCGCCTGGAATAGCATCGGGTTCTTCGAGGGCCGCCTGATCGAAATCGGCACGGGCGGCGGGTACATCCGCTGGCGCTACGTTGGCGACCCGACGTGGATCAACCTCGTGTCGTTGGAATCGTTGCGTGGACCCGCAGGCAACACGGGTGCGACTGGCGCGAACGGCCTGAGCGCATATCAGGTAGCAGTGGCGAATGGATTCGCAGGCACGCAGGCCGAGTGGCTTGCGTCGCTGAAAGGCGCGAAAGGCGACCAAGGTATTCAAGGCCCGCCCGGCATCCCGTCGCAGCGTCGCATCCAGCGCATCACCGACACCACCAGCGGTTCGGTCACCTGCGACTGGAATGCGTACGACGAAATCCGCGTGACGCTCACGACCAACACGCAGATCAACATGGAGGGCGCGCTAGACGGCCAAGGTTGCGTACTGCTGCTGAAGCAAGACGCTGTTGGTTCGCATGCAGTGACCTTCAGCAACAACGTTCGCTTCAACAACCTCATCAAGACCTACGCCCCCACGCCTACGCCGGAGAAGTCCGACCGCATTGGTTTCGTGTACGACGATGACGACGGCTACTACGACGTGCAGGCCGTGGTCGATGGGATTTAACGATGGCCGACGACTACACCCCGCCGCTCTCTCCGAACATCGTGTGGGTCTTCAAGACCACTGACTACACGCCTCCGCTGTCGCCGAACATCGAATGGATTTTCGGAGCAGACGACGACACCGGAGGCAACGAGTTCCGCAAATCCACCTACATGCTAATCCTGACTATGTGAGGCACTGACAATGACCGTTCGCTTCTACTCTTCTTCTGACGCTGGCGCACCGGCACTGCGCGGCAACACGCCCGGCGACCTCATCAACCTGCTGACCAAGTGCCTCGTCGACGGCTACGGCTCGAAGGCAGGTGCGGGCTGGACGAAGCCGTTCACCGGCACCAATGTGGCCGCGTTCAAGCAAGGCGCTGGCTCCAACGGCATGTACCTGCGCGTGGACGACACCAGCACCGCCACCAGCTACCGTCGCGCTGCGGTTGTCGGCTACGAGGTCATGACCGATGTCAACACCGGCTCGCCGCAGCCGTTCCCGACTCTCGCACAGCGGGCGAACGGCGGGTCGTGGTTCACGCACTACAGCAACGGCTCCGTCGCTACGCCGCGCCCGTGGATGGTTATCGCCGACGAGAAGTTCTTCTGGCTGCTGTTGAACACCTACCCGGAGAACGGCGACAGCAATTACTACTACAACGAGGCATACGCATTCGGCGACATCATCCCGTTCAAGCCGGGCGACACCACGCACACGTGCATCCTGTTCAACGACAGCGACACCAGCCCGAACACGTCGGAGCCGTACCCCTGGCAAGGCGGCGACGTGAACAGCACCTTGACCCGTTATCGCCTCGTGTTCGCTCGCGACTACACGAACCTGGGCGGGCCGACGACGCACGGCTGGCACAGCGACCACCAGAAAGGCAGCACGTCCTGGGGCAACGGCTCGCTGCAATACCCGCACGGCCCGGATGGCGGCCTGTATCTCGCTCCGGTGTGGGTGCATAACCCGCAGGTGTCGCCGTACTCGGTGCGCGGCATCATGCCGGGCTTGTGGGTGCCGTGCCATTCGCCCGGCATTCTGGCGCAGCGGCAGACCGTCCAGGGTCAGGGCGAACTGGCGGGCAAGACCTTCATGTACCGCCGTCACTACAACAACGCGGTGTTGATGGAAATCTCCGACACCTGGGACCGATAAGCGATGGCACTGCTCGTCGACATTCCGTTCAGCGGCCCTAACGGCTCAACTGCACTCGTGGACAACACGGGCCGCAGTTGGACGGCGCAAGGCAACGCTCGTCTACAAGACAACGCGCTGCTACTCGGCGCATACGGCGATAACGCACGTACGCCCGGCGCGGACCTCGGCTCGGTCTACGGAGGCGGGCTTCCCAGCGTCGTGCAGGTCGACATTAGGACGACCAACACCTACACCGGCTACCAGATCATCGCCGACTTCTTCATCTCGGGGAGCGGTTTGCGGTGGCAGTTGTGCCTGTACAACGGCGGGAAGCTGGCGGTCTACAACAGCAGTAACGGTCTGTACATCCAGGGCACGACGAGCCTCAATGACGGAGCGTGGCATACGGTTCGCATGGAGCGCAGCGGATCGACCACTCGGCTTTACGCAGACGGCGTGCTCGAAGCGACCCACATCGGCTCTGTTACCGGCGAAGGCTCGGTGCCGAATCTGACCATCGGCACGGAGAACTCTTCGACTACGCAGTGGCTCGGCTCGATCCGCAACCTGAAAATCGAAGTCCCTGACCCCGCGCTGCCACTCACGCACAGTCCGTGGATTCGTCGTAACTACGTGGGCTGGGACAAGGTTATTTCCGTCCCCGGCGAAATCAAAAGCTGGGAGGTCTACGCGCCGCCGCCCGCCCGCGTGATCGTGCCTCGGCAGTTCCGGGTCACGCGCGGCGTTCCGCCGTGGTGGGGGTCTGCGGGTTCGACCACGCAGTTGCCGACGCACAAGATTCGCGGCCGCGTGATGGTTCGCGATGCCGACACTGGCGAGGACACGCCGCTGCCGAATATCCGCGTCGCATTGTTCTTCCGTCGCCTGCATACGCTCATCGACATCCAGCTCTCGGACAACGACGGGTACGTGCAGTTCGACAACCTCATGCCGGGCGTGCAGGCTTATTACGGCATCGCATTCGCCAAGGACGGTACGCCGCTGCACAACTCGGTGATTTGGGATCGGCTGTCGTCCGAACCCGGTCCATAGGAGACGCGCCATGAATCCGGCCAACACCACCAAGGGGAGAAGAGTGACTGATAAACCAGGGGCGCTACTGGAAGCCGCAGAGCAAGCTCTGCGGATTGTCGGTATCGAGGGCGAGCAAAAGCTGCTGGCTGCGCAGGTCAATAACAGCGTCGACAACTTGACCAACACGTTGCATGCGGTGCAGGCAGATAGCCGAAACATCATGACGAAGTTGTCGGAGTTGGCCGGACTCCAAAACGCGCATGACTCGAACAAGGTAGCGATAGACGAAATGAAGAAATCGGTCGGCGACTTGAACTCACGCCTGGAAGCGTGGTTCGACGACTTCGACCGCCGCAATGATCGCCGCTGGGAGCTGTACGAGGCAGATCGAAACCAATGGCGGCGGCAGCACGAAGCGGAAAACGAAAACGCCAACCGCGACTTGGAGAAGGAAATCCGTAGCGTTCGCGAAACCACGATCCGCTTTGCTGCAATCGGCGCAACGTTCCTGCTGCTTGGCGGCACCATCGTCGGCGGCTTCATCTACAACATCAACTACCGCTTCAACGAAGGCAAGGACGACATCGCAGAGACGCAGAAGACCGGCGGCACCAACCGCGCGCTTATCGAGGCGCAGATGAAAGAGCTGGTCGACATCAAGCTGTACCTCGCCCGTGGTGGGCGAATCCCCGAAGAGCCGTACATCCCTCAATCGCAAAGGAACCACGATGGAAAAGACGCCCGCAAACCCGCAGAGTGAAGTGCCCACCCGCCGCCGCGTGTGGGAGTTCTGGCGGCGCAATCAAATCCTGCTACTGCAACTGCCGCTCATGCTGCTGTTCCTCTTCGGCAGCTACGTCATCCTGAAGTCCATCGACAGCCGCATCGGCGTGGAAGGCTTCGGCGACGTGTTCGGCTACGCGCTCAACGGCGTGCGCGTGACGCTCATCATCTTCACCGCATGGTGGATCAAGAAGTGGTGCTGGTTCGATCTGCACGACAAGACCGAGCTGTCGTTGTTCGAGACCATGCAGAAGGGCGACTGGATGGCGTTCTGGATCGTCGTGCGCGACCGCGTGGAGTGGGTCGCGGCCCTGGCCTTCGCAACCTACTGGTACACGCGATGAGCCGCCGGGTCGTAGTGCTCCTGGCTGCGGCCCTGACTCTGGCCGGGTGCTCCCGGCCGGAGGCCGTTCCGAAGGTGGACGAGACCGTTCTCCCGGCGGCCGTCAATGAGCTGCCCCCGACCGCCCCCGACCCCCTGGTCGAGCAGGTCGTCGAGGCCCAGCCCCTGCCCCGGGCGGAACAGGTCGTTTCCGAGACCGTCGCGCAGCCGCTCCTGGCCGCGCAGGCGGCCCTCGAAGACCTCACCCCGGTACTACCCCCGCCGGAACCCAGGGACGCGGCGTGTCGGCGCGCTGCGGCGGCCCTGACGCTGCGCTGGGAAGTCACCAGCCCGGCCTACTACCGCAAGCGCCTGGAAACCCCCATCTGGCCGGGCGGGGCCTCCGGGGTCACCTGGGGCATCG